TGCTTTGATAAGCCTGGGACTAATAGTGGGATTTCTGTTTCTTTTCCACCCAGATTCACACCAACAGATAATTCCGTTGATACATTGCCATCAGGTCTTTTAATAGCACCATAAAACCCCTGTCCTTTATTGGTTTTATCTTGTCTTTGACCATAACCAAAATCTGTGTTGCTCACTGCAATGCCCTCATAAGTGCTGGTTGGTTGCTAAGTTGCTCTGGTCCCGCAGAAGCCTGTTGCTGAGGCATAGCACCCTGTTGCTGCATCTGCATCTGCTGTGCGGCCTCTGCCATCTGCTGCATGATCAGCTCACGCTCGTCTGTCGTTGTCAGAAGTTTTGTAGGAATGCCAAGTTTGTCTGCGATGTAATCAATGATTGCATCTTTCTTGATAGCAATCTGTGCTTCTGGACCCATAGACGCAGTGATCTGCATAAACTGTAGCAGATCATTCAACTCATCCATGTTCTGCGCTTGAGCCAGTGGCGAAATCGGTACTACCTTAACCTGCTGACCATTTACCTTGAGAGGCATCATGATCAAGCCGATTTCATCCATCAGGAACAGGATTCTTGATACGATTGGCAACATGGCCTCGGTAATCAGGCGACCAAAAGCCGCACCAAGGTTCTGTGCTAACTCGTTCCTGCGCTGTACGACTTCGGTTGCCGACCGTGCAGACATATTATCTGGCGGCAGGGTGTCGTCGAGCAGCATTTTCTTAATGTTCATCCGCAAATCGTTCATAATGATCTGCGAAACATTGAAGTCAGACGCTTTTGTAAGCGGCATCAGGCTTGGACCCTGTGGTCCACCATTGCGAGCCACCGGAATAATCGCACCTGGTTGGATTTTGATGGTCTGTACGTTGATTACGCCATCATCTGCCGCTGTATATACACCTGCAACAGCCAAAGCAGCGTTCTTCAAGACCAGTTCAACGGTCTTGTTAAGGGTCTTAACGTCTGGCATAGCCGCAATCAACGGTCCACGACCATAGACTTCGCCAGCAACCTTCATATATCGGGCAACGATCCAAGGTGAGACCTTCATTGTCCGATAGACAATCTCTGACTTACTCTTCTCATGGATCACATGGTAGCAGTAGATGTTATCCTGCTTGTTGTAGACAGTTGCTTCCAACAGTTCGACATCTTCAGTCGGCTTTTTGTCAATCATGAGCTGCAATACGGTCGGGATCTTGGCATCCGTCCACTGACGGCTGATTGCCTCGCCCTTTACGCGCATCTTGCGATAAACATTGTCTACCGTCCCGTGTGGTCCTTCTTCAAGGCTGACAAGATACTGAGGAACCGCTGTAAACCTGATCGGAATGGACTCATCGCCAGGCTGAATGAGCATGACAGCCGTACCCACAGATAGGTCCAGTAGAAATTCCGACATCGCCAGATCAAAGTTAGTTTGTCTGAGAATAGAGAACATTTGTTCATTATATGCGTCCAGAACACGTTGGATCTCCCCTCTACGTTCAATCGGGATCTCGTTACCAGCCTGTAATCTGCACCACGCACGGTACGGAGGAAACAGACTGGACTGGATCTTGTTAGCAAATCGCTGTGTCGAATGGATGGCAGTCGAATCGAAGACCTTACTCATCTTCTTTTGACCGGGAACGCCCCCTTCATAGAAGCCATCATACAGATTGCGCTGTGGCAATGCGTATTCATAGCACTCTTGATAGATCGTTCTCCACTCATCCTTGCGAGCAGATGCAAGCGATGAACGCTTTATGACTTCTTCTACATTCATCCTTGCCATAACTTAATCCTTAGTTATCCCCGCGCACTAGCAGGATGCAAGTTACGCTAGTTGAAACACCGCCAGTTACTTTGGGACGGACATAGAGTGGTTCTGTATCGAATGCCGTCATACCCGCAGCGGTAAACGTAACGGCCCCACCAACACTCTTTTTAGTAGATGCAACAAAGTTTGTGCCATCAAGAGAGCCGTCAAACTCAACTGTTGCACTACCAAATGTGCCTAGTACCTGTGCGGTCAAATGATGCCTGCCGTCCAGATAGATAGCAGTACCTACATCACTAGTAGTCATGCCAGTCCATGTATATACAATCGCTCCATCTGTAGCTGTACTCGTCGTATGTTGGATCGTTGCCATGATTACTTCCCTTTAGGTTTTGCTTTACCAGCGGATGACATTGCCATTGCGATAGCCTGTTTTTGGGGATACCCCTTTTTCATCTCGGCACGAATGTTGGTAGACATTGTCTTCTGTGAGGAACCTTTTTTCATTGGCATTGTAGTCTCCATCTCTCTTGTGGTTAATCTTTCATATTCTTTATTCTGGCACTGAGAGCAGCCGCTTTCTGCTTTGCATCTGCGCTTGAAGATGCTCCCCATGCTCTCAACGCTAATAATTTCCTAGTCGGTTTGCCCTTCTCGTCGAAGTCTGGCCCCTTAACTCCTGCCATTCTCGCCAAGAAACTTGCCTTCCGTCCTAGTGCCTCACGACTTTTAGGCGCACCTTTGACGGGAGCCTTCAAGTTAGAGCCTTCAGTGCGCTTGAAATACGCCCGTCCAGCAGCATTCAGGCCACCTTCAGGGTTCTGGTATTTCTTGGCAACCATTGGTTACGACATCCCGCTCAGGCTTCTCGATAGTCCAATTTCAGGGCTGAGACGCTCAGGGCTGAGAAGCTGACGCATACCGCCATACTGGCGAGACCTGATTGACACCGCTGTGCGTTGACCAGCCTCTGCTTCCTGATTAGCGATGCGAGCTTCTTGTTCAGCTTGCAGTTTTACCTGTGCCTTTTGAGCAGACGTATCTATTTTAGGAGCCATAAAACCCATGATTAAACCTCGTATATATATGGCAGTCTACACCATCAGGGGTATATGCCGTTAGAGTTGCCTCATAGTCGAACCCGATTAGTCTGGCCCAACGCATCGCTGGACTATTATCATTTCTGACAACAATCTGCAAACGGCGTAAATAGGACAGTTGTGTCGTATATGATACAAACATCTTGGCTTTGCGTGTCAGGTCAAGTGCGTTTTGCTTGGCGAGGTCGTCACTTTTAAACATCCATAGTTCATAGGTGCTAGGCCAGAGTTGGAATACACCAGAAGACAGGATGATCTTGTCGTCGATCATCACTGTCATGCTAGGGTAGGCGTCGGCATATGACTGGATACGCTCGTTAAAGTCAGGCAAGGCATTAGCGGCTCGGCGGTCAAGATCAGATAGTTGCATCATGTGGATGTGTCCGTAGTGAAACGGCACAACTCTTATCCTGTCGCTTAGATTTAACTCCGCTATGAAGTCATCTGGTACGATCATGCGAAGATCTCGAAGTCGTGATTGGCTATTGTTGCTCTTGGTTGGGATCTACCCATCATGTGACCCCGTGTCAGTGTTCTAAACTCGCCACCGCCAAGCATCAAATACCCGTATGCGTCCCCGATATGCGAGTGTTCGTTCTTGTTGGGTGCATCTTTGAACCTGTCTGTCCCGCCACCGACACCAACCCGCTTGAAATGGTAGCCACCAGCCAGTGATTTACGCAATCTTTGGCAGTCATGTGCCACAATTATGCCCGGTTTGCCATCAATTAGCCTCTGCATTGGCAGCGCACCAGCTTCCCGACGCACCATAAAGTCGTTGGATGCCGTAGGTTGGGCATTCAATCCAAGTGTTTTGAGGTAATCGAACGCTGTAACCTCGAAGATCCCGTCTCTAGCCACACCAGCAGGATCTCCCCAGATGAAGATTTGTGCTTTTGGGAATCTTGTCTGTATGTCGTGGATTAAAATCTGCCCGAAACGCTCCAGACCCATGCTGAATGACACGATTTCATGCAAAATATGCCACCGACCGTTCCTCATTTTCTGTCCGATGACTGCCGCAGGTGTCAAACCAAAGTCCAAACCTACTTGGATTGGTACACTAGGGTCGTAATCCAGCACTTCTACGCTCATCAGGCTGTCTGTATACTCAGGCCATACGGCTTTGCCTTCCTGTACATACA